TTATTATGATTTATAAAAATTTAAAATTAAGAAAATAAATAATTTGTTCTAGATGATTATATTAAACTCTAGATTAATAAAAATTAATAATTAATAAAATTAATATTAAAATAAATTATTTGTTCTAGATGATTGTATTAAACTCTAGATTAATAAAAATTATTATGATTTATAAAAATTAATAATTAATAAAAATTATTATGATTTATAAAAATTTAAAATTAAGAAAATAAATAATTTGTTCTAGATGATTATATTAAACTCTAGATTAATAAAAATTAATAATTAATAAAAATTAATATTAAAATAAATTATTTGTTCTAGATGATTATATTAAACTCTATATTAATAAAAATTAATAATTAATAAAATTAATATTAAAATAAATTATTTGTTCTAGATGATTATATTAAACTCTAGATTAATAAAAATTATTATGATTTATAAAAATTAATAATTAATAAAAATTAATATTAAAATAAATTATTTGTTCTAGATGATTATATTAAACTCTAGATTAATAAAAATTATTATGATTTATAAAAATTTAAAATTAAGAAAATAAATAATTAGATAACTATAAATGAAAGGTGCATTAGTTGAATTAAAAGCAAAAGGATCTGAAGATATTAATCTAATAGGTAATCCATCTATATCTTTTTTTAAAAGCGTTCATAAAAAACATACAAATTTTTGTAGATTTGAAAAAAAAAATATATTTTATGGACAACCTAATTTTGGTAGTAAATATACATGTAAAGTTGAAAGATATGGAGATTTATTAACTAAAATGTGGCTACAAATTATATTACCACCAACTGGTGATAATTTTATAAGTTGGATTAAATGTGTTGGAAATTATATGATTAAAGAAGTTATATTAAAATTTGGAGGAGAAGAAATATGTAAAATGTCTGGAGAATATATTGATATTTTTCATAAATATTACTTAAATACAGGTCATTATAACACATACTCATCTGGAGTTCGTAATTTACAAGGACACAATAATACTACATTAACAGAAGAACAAATTTTATTAATTCCATTACCATTTTGGTTTTCTAAACATATTAGTCAAGCATTACCATTAATAACATTAAATTATACTAATATAGAAGTTGATGTTGTATTTAGACCAATTAATGATTTATTATACACAAATAAAAATAAAACAGTATTACCAACTTTAATTAATTTAAATAATTTGAAAATACAAGAATGTTTTTTATTTTGTGAATATATTTATCTAGATAGTCAAGAAAGATTAATGTTTTTACACAAAAAAGAAATTAATTATTTAATCGAACAAATTCAAGAAACTACATATAAAGTATTTGATAATGAAAAACAAAATCAATTACCTATTAAATTTAACCTACCTACCAAAGAATTAATATGGATATACAGAAGTGATAATAATATTAATATTAACAAATGGAATCTATTTAATTATACTGGTAATAATAATAAAGTTATCGAACCTTTTAAATATATTTCATTAACATTTAATGGTAATGAACGTATTGAAAAAACTATTGCACAATACTTTAGAATTAATATACCCATCAGTAGCCATAATTCTAGCAATGCTGATTTAATATATTCTTATAATTTTGCACTTAATTGTGATAATATACAACCTTCTGGCTCTGTTAATTTTAGTAAAATTAATGACACTAAATTACATATTGAATATTCAAATAATATTAATAATGGTATATCTAGTGGTGAAGTTATTTTATTTGGTGTTAATTATAATTTTTTAAAAATTAAAAAAGGAATGGCTGGAATTGTATATAATTAATCATAAAATTCATTTTTATCCATTAATTCATTTTTATCAACTTTATTTTTATCAACTTTATTCTTATCAACTTTATTCTTATCAACTTTATTCTTATCAACTTTATTCTTATCAACTTTATTCTTATCAACTTTATTCTTATCAACTTTATTCTTATCAACTTTATTCTTATCAACTTTATTATTATTCATATCTAATTCTAATTCTAATTCTTCCATATCAGATAAATCATCAACATTTAGTAATCCTTCCACACTTGGTAATCCTTCCACACTTGGTAATCCTTCCACACTTGGTAATCCTTCCCCACTTGGTAATTCTTCCACACTTGGTAATTTCTCCACAGTTGGTAATTCTTCCACACTTGGTAATTCTTCCTCACTTGGTAATTCTTCCACACTTGGTAATTCTTCCACACTTGGTAATTCTTCCACACTTGGTAATTCTTCCACACTTGGTAATTCTTCCCCACTTGGTAATTCTTCCACACTTGGTAATTTCTCCTCACTTGGTAATTCTTCCACACTTGGTAATTCTTCCACACTTGGTAATTCTTCCACACTTGGTAATTTTTTTACAGTTGGTAATTCTTTTACAGTTGGTAATTCTTTTACAGTTGGTAATTCTTCCTCAGTTGGTAATTCTTCCTCAGTTGGTAATTCTTCCTCAGTTGGTAATTCTACTTCAGTTGGTAATTCTTCCTCAGTTGGTAATTCTACTTCAGTTGGTAATTCTTCCTCAGTTGGTAATTCTTCCTCAGTTGGTAATTCTTCATTATCTAGTAATTTAGAAGAAACAGGTAAATCTGAAGTAATTTCCAATTCAAGCATATTATGTAAATCTTTTAAATTATCAGAGACTTTTTTTTTAGATAATTCTAAGTTTTTTTTTTCATTATAATCACTGAAATTTTCATTATCTGTTTCTTCTACAAGTTTTTTTTCGTCTTCAGTGAGTGTTTCTTTTACAGATTCAGGAATTTTATAAGATTCATCAAAACAATCATTATTTTTATTATTTTTATTTTTATTATATTTATACCAATATGCTAATATAGCAACTAATAATAAAATAGCAATTCCACTTAATATTAAGTTATTATTTTCTATTTTTATAATAGTATCTTTAATATTTTCTAACATTGAATCAAACATTTTTATTTAATTTCGTTAATATTAAACATAAAATAAAACGAATTAAAAATTAATATATTTAATTTAATTATTAAATTATTATTAAATTATTATTAAATTATTATTAAATTATTAAGTTATTAAATTATTGCTTTATTAATTTAAATACATAATTTTATATAAATAGAAAATATTTAAAAACTAACTAAGAATATATTTAAAAAAATATAATATAAAAAAAATACATAAAATAGAAAAAATAGCAAAATAACAAAAATTAACAAAAATTGTTTTATTAATTGCATATTAATTATTAACAGACTTTCAAGGAAGACTATAATGTTTAATTGTATTTATACAGTTTCATAACATCAAACTCCAAGCTTATGACCCACGGGTTATGAGAGTTTAAGAGTCTAAACTAATTCAAGCTATATTTGGACAACCGGTCCAGATTATCTCAGCTAAAGAGATAGCTCCAAGCTTATGACCTACGGGTTATGAGAGTTTAAGAGCCTAAAATAATTCAAGCTATATTTGGACAACCGGTCCAGATTATCTCAGCTAAAGAGATAGCTCCAAGCTTATGACCTACGGGTTATGAGAGTTTAAGAGCCTAAAATAATTCACTCCAAGCTTATACTTCTTTGGAAGTTTAAGAGTTTAAGAGTATAAACTAAGTTCACTGAAGCTGACCTACAAAGTGTAGGCGGAGATTTATCAGTATAAATTTCAACGTTAAGCTTGTATATCAATTGATTGCAAGAGATTCTCAGTTTTAAGAGATTCAGTCAAGGTATCATCCCCTATATGGTGGTATAGATGACTAAAAAATCATATAATAGTTTGGAAACTGTTATATAGTTCAATGCTTTAGGAGAAATCCTTAAAACCGCATTACCCATATGGGAAAATAAGTATGTATCGCCTTTAATTAGGTCCTATGTATGAAAGAACAACTTTTTTTTTATAACTAATTTATAATTAAATATTTATTTATAATTAAATATTTATAATTAAAAATTAAAATTGTTATTAAATTTTAGATATAAATAATAAATATTGATTTAATTTAATTTAATGTTTAATTTATATGATTTTATATTTGGAATTAGTGATACTGCTAGGTATAAATTATTAAATAATGTAAAAAAAACAAAATTAGGTAAAGATAAATATCATATGTTTTATCTAGAAGAGTTAATAACATTAGATTCTATAAAATATTATTTTACAATTATAAATAAAAATAATATTATTACTAAAATATTTATATTAGAAAATGATAAACCTAAATGTTTATATTATGAATATAAACAAAATTATATATATAAATCAAATGATGGATTATTAAAAATTAATTTCTTTATAATTAATAAAATGGAAAATATAAAACTATATACAGATATTAGTTATGATTTAGAAATTGAAAATAATAATGTTAAAATAATTACATCTAAATCTAATATTAATTTAATATAAAATTGTTAATTTAATTTAATATAAAACTATTAATAACTTTTTTATATTAATAACTTTTTTATATTAATAACTTTTTTTAAATTAATAACTTTTTTTATATTAATAACTTTTTTTATATTAATAACTTTTTTTAAATTAATAACTTTTTTTATATTAATAACTTTTTTTATATTAATAACTTTTTTTATATTAATAACTTTTTTTATATTAATAACTTTTTTTAAATTAATAACTTTTTTAAATTAATAACTTTTTTAAATTAATAACTTTTTTTAACATTAATAGTTGGTCCTTTTCTTTTATTTTTTGTAATTTCACAAATATCACCTTCATCATTATTATTACCATTATTAAAATTTTTATTATGATATTGCCAAAATGAAGGTGCCCCTATTTTAAAAGGTGGATGATTATCAGCTTTATACCAAAATACCATATCTTCTATTTTATTAGATTTAGAAGTATTATTTATAACTAAGCATTCAAAATTTTCAGTGCATTGATCCATTACTTGGCTAAATATTTCAAATGAAGGAAATATACCAGCATATTGTTCAAATAATCTTTTTCGATTACTAATATTTGGTTCTCTTAATATAAATACATAATCTACTTGTGTTCTTAATGCTGGTGGAATACCTAAACAATATTGTAATGTAATCATATATAAAATACAATAATGTCTACCATTCATAAATAATTTTCTCACTATAATATCTTTTAACCATGATGTATCATACATTAAATCATCTAATATTAAAAAAGCCCATGGATCTATATTAGATTTACCATATTTTACCATATCTTCTTTCCATTTTGGTGTAACAATAGCTTGTCTATTAAATAAATTTCTTACTGTTTCTGGTTTAAACTCATCATGAATAAAAACACTAGGCATCATATCACCATAAAAACAATTAGCACTTTCAGAAGCAGATATTACATTACCTACTGGAATATCACGTTTATAATATAATAAATCTTTAACTAAAAATGATTTACCAGTATTTCTTTTACCTATTAATACTACTACCGAACCTTTTGCTATAGTAGATGGGTCAAATTTCTTTAAATTTATTGCTGCAGACATAATTTAAATTATATTTATTAACTCTTTTGTATATAAGTATATATAAAATATTTTAATTTTTAACTTATATTATTAACTTAATGTATATTATTAACTTAACTTAGATTCTTAAATTAACGTATATTATTAACTTAATGTATATTATTAACTTAACGTATATTATTAACTTAACGTATATTATTAATTTAACTTATATTATTAACTTAATGTATATTATTAACTTAACTTAGATTATTAACTTAATGTATATTATTAACTTAATGTATATTATTAACTTAATGTATATTATTAACTTAACTTAGATTATTAACTTAATGTATATTATTAACTTAATGTATATTATTAACTTAACTTAGATTATTAACTTAATGTATATTATTAACTTAACTTAGATTATTAACTTAATGTATATTATTAACTTAGATTCTTAAATTAACTTAGATTTTTAAATTAACGTATATTATTAAATAGAATTAATAAACTATAATTTAAGGTTTAGAGCCAACACCTGGAGTTAATAAATTTCTATTTAAAGGTGTATAATTATTAGCTACACATTGAGCCCCATTACCTTCTTTACATGTAGGTGGAGTTTTATATAACCAATTTGCAAAACCACCTTGATTATTTGGATAAGTTGTAGAAGGCATTGTAAAAAATTGTCTTTTACCATTATTTTTATCAAAAATATCATTTACATCTCTATATGTACCAAAATCAAATAATACTTCAATTTCAGACTGTTTAACTGGATTATTTACAGTATTAGTTGCAGGATTTCTAGAACGTGAATCAAATGGCATTGGATTCATAAAAGGATTTTCAGTATTTGGTTGAACATAATTTATATCATCTAGATAATTTTCAAATTTATAGAATAAATCCTTATTCTTTTCTTTTATATTTTTAAATGTATTACCATCACTAGTTAAATTATTATTATCACTAGTTAAATTATTATTATCACTAGTTAAATTATTATTATCACTAGTTAAATTATTACTATTATTAGTTAAATTATTACTATTATTATTTAAATTTTTAATTAAATTATGTAATTCTTTTTCTCTAAATAGGAATAAAATATATGTAAATAACATTGTAATAACTGGTATATATAAAAATAAATGATTATAATATATTAATGATAAAACTAAACCAATAATAATTGTCATACGTATAAGAGAATTTACTTTTTCTGGATATGTCATATCTACATTTGGTATTATATTTTGATAATTTTGAGTTAATATTTTAAAATCATGAAACCAATATTTTTCCGTTATCATTTTTATATTATATTTTATATATTTTTTATCTTTTTATATTTTTATATTAAATTTTTATATTAAATTATTAATTAATCTTTTTATATTTTTATATTAAATTTTTATTAAATTTATATTAAATTATTAATTAATAATCTAAGAATATAATTAATAATCTAAGAATATAATTAATAATCTAAGAATATAATTAATATAATTAATATATGAATTTTAAATAAAATGCCATCATTTGAAATAGTAAATATTAATGATACAATTACCCCATTTTTTAATTTTATAATTTTAGAAAATAAATTATTATTTTTAGTTATTATTGCTTTTATATTAATAATAATTGGATTTATATTTAAAAAAGAATATAAAAATAATTGTGATTCTACAGAAACCAAATATATAATTCACGAAGATGAAATATGTGCTGATTGTGTATATTATACATATCCTGTTAATAAAGTAAAATATATTTTATGGACTGGTGGTTATGATTCTACATTTTTATTATGTTGGTATTTTATAGTTAAAAATGAACCAGTGCAACCTATTTATATAATGTGTGGTAATGTAGATAGTAATTTTAATACAATAGGTAGAAATAATCAAAAATATGAAATTAGAACTATGAAAAAAATTAGACAAATATTAATTGAAAAATATAAATATAAAAAATCTAGATTATTACCAACTTATTATGTATACTCAATTAAAAAAAATAATATTATTACATCTAAATTTATTAAATTACATAGAAAATATGGTTTTTTTTCTAGAGATATATCACAATATGAAAGAATTGCTAGACTTTCTGACACATGGACACAACCTTTATATATTGGTTTAGAAAAATGTAGAACAGGTTTAGATAAAGCCACATATACTGAAAGGATAAATGAAGGAACAGATGAATGTATGATTAAAAGATTAGAAGAATTAAAAGTTAAAGAATTAGATATATTTAATAATATTAGATTTAGTATTGTTCATTTAACTAAATTAGATATGAAAAATATATCTATAGATAGTAATAGTTATTTTTACGATATATTACAATTAACTATTAGTTGTTGGTATCCTAATACTAATGGTTCTGGATGTGGTAAATGTCCCATGTGTAATGCTAGAATTATTTAATATTTTATTGTTTAGTTAAAATTTACAAATTTACAAATTTTAATATCTAGACGATTTATAAAACTCTAGATTAAAAATAAAAAATATAAAAATAAAAAATGATTCTAGACGATTTATAAAACTCTAGATTAAAAATAAAAAATATAAAAAAAAGTTTGGTTAAGATTTACAAAGCTTAGTTCTAGACGATTTATAAAACTCTAGATTAAAAATAAAATATATAAAAATAAAAAATGATTCTAGACGATTTATAAAACTCTAGATTAAAAATAAAAATATAAAAATAAAAAATGATTCTAGACGATTTATAAAACTCTAGATTAAAAAATATATTTATAAAAATGAAAATAAATGTATCTAGATGATTTATTAAACTCTAGATTAAAAATATATTTACAAATGAAAAAGTATTCTAGATGATTTATTAAACTCTAGATTAAAAATATATTTACAAATGAAAAAGTATTCTAGATGATTTATTAAACTCTAGATTAAAAATATATTTACAAATTAAAAAATGTTTCTAGATGATTTATTAAACTCTAGATTAAAAATATATTTATAAAAATGAAAATAAATGTATCTAGATGATTTATTAAACTCTAGATTAAAAATATATTTACAAATGAAAAAGTATTCTAGATGATTTATTAAACTCTAGATTAAAAATATATTTATAAAAATGAAAATAAATGTATCTAGATGATTTATTAAACTCTAGATTAAAAATATATTTACAAATGAAAAAGTATTC